TCTTTGATAGCGTTTTGAAGGTTTATGGCTATACTACCTACTTTGTCTGTTTCATCGTGCCATTCACCGTGAAACTGATTAACCATATGATTTGTTGAATGTTCAACTATATCTTGATCGGATCTATTGAAGAATAATCCCAAGGCGCAACCGAACTCAGCTGAATGACCCATACCCATACGAGGTGTAGTCTCAGTCTCAACACCCATAAGATTTCTAAATACCCATAGAGATGGATTGTTATACCAATCATTACCTCTACTAGCACTGTGTCTGTAATCGTGTATTTTCATTTGTAATCCTTTCTCGAATAATTTATATTTTTTATATGTCTAATTACGATCAACCATTTCCTAATTATAATAGAGAAATAATCGTAACTCAACCAAATAAAAATAAACCTGCACATATTGTTAACATAAGAGAATCAAGTATTGAAACTATGTTTCATAAGAGACATATAGATGCTATACAGTATCATGCTGGTTCTATATTTAGGCGTAAGTGGGAAATGGCTCAACTTATATCTAAACCAGAAGTAAAGATAAGAGTAGATCAATCTATTAATATGTCTGTACCTGATGCTAAGCTAGATGCTATGAATGATCTTAATAGATTATACTATCAAATAGGACAGAAGTCTTACGATATACTTGAATATGTTTGTGGTTTAGGTCATAGTCTTAAACATCTAAATAAGAAATTTAATTTCCCTAGATCTTATGGTGGTCATAGGTTCAGAGAATCTCTTGATGAAGCTGCCATATTCTATGGATTAAAAGACAAAGGTAATACTATCCGTGGCAATAAGAAACGCTAAGCATCTCAAAAATGTTAGGGACTATCCTTGTTCTTATTGTCGTACCGACCAAGACATACAAGCACATCATCTTACTCATATCAAACCTAATGGTATGTCTATGAAATCTGATGATTGTTGGGTTGTACCATTGTGTCCTATGTGTCACTATCATCTTCATCACTATGGAGAACGTAGATTCTGGAGAGAACGTAATCTTGAACCAGGAATCTATGCAGCAATATTATATAAAAAAACTCTTGACAAATGATATTCAATAACTTACTAATTGTGTTATAATTGCAACAGGTGTATCAAAAATGAAACAAAACAAAGACTTAAGTAAATCTGATTCGTATGCAGCTACACTAGATTTAGAACAACTGACTCGTACAGTTAAACAAAGTATGAACTGTCCTGAGAAAGTAGCTCGTGCTATCGCTGGTTTAATATCAGCTAAAATTTACCTTGAACTTGTTTGTAAAGAAGAAGACTATCAAGAGTATCTAATAGAACTAGAAGAACAATTTGATATGCAAGATGAAAAAAAAACTATCCATTGATGGTAAGAAAATAAAAGTACATTGTACTGATATTACTATCGAACTAAGAGAACCTGAATTTACAGATGACAATCTGACTGATTGTTATGGTCATTTCCTAAAGCGTAAGAACCTAATACAAATTAACAAAGGTCTATCCGATATTGACGAAGCTAATACTACCCTACATGAACTAATGCATTGCATAGCTTGGTTGACTAATGAAACAAACGAAGGTGCATTAGCCAACGACACAGCAGAAGAACGAGTAGTCAATAACTTTACTAACTATCTGATTGGTATCTTTCGTGAGAATAAATGGTTACTCGATTATCTCAAAGAAAGATTATAGCAGTAGAGAGCATAACCAACAGCTACTTAAGAAGTTTAAGTTGGATTAGACGCCCTCGCTATTATACTCTCTACCTATTGAGTACGCATAACCTGGTTAGATCTGACATCACAGTGACAGGCTTGCTACTCGTTATGTATTACGTAATTCAAACGAGACATCCTAGTTTGGTCTAGTGCAGCATCTAAGCTGGTTGTCTTTGTACTCAAATATTTTAACGAGGTGTGGGTACGCCAAAGCCAATTGAACCTGCCTCCTAGGAGGATGTACCGAAATGGTTTCGAAGGCGTTAACTGGTCACCTCTATCCGTAGTTGATCTTGTACTCGTCAGCACCTACAGAATTATTTATCAGGTAAAGCTATCTTGCTATAACCTAATTGTATGTTTGCTTTCTTATTTAATACATGACCAATAGTCTTGAACAACTGTTCAGTCTCAGATCCTGCTGACCATATATAATCTTGAAGCTCTTGATGTACTGTATCGAGATGTAATAAAGCCTCACCTTCTGGTGTTTTATTAAACTCTTTCTCAATAACATCTTGTGCTAATTCTCTTAATCTAGTCTCTATTGTTAAATAATTAGTTTCACTATAGAAATGTGCTGAACTACCTTGATCTTTATACATTTGAGAAACAACATCTTTCATGTTACCAATCATCTCGTGATAATCTTTTTCTAATTGTTTTAGTTTCTCTAACTTCTTATCTAATCTTACTTTCTTCAAGAACTCTGGAAATAATTTCTTAGCTTGTTCTGTTTTCTTATCAGCTAATTTTAATTCGAATCCTTGTTTCTCATTACGAACAAGATCATCTACTCTTTGAAGTAAATACTCTCGTTGCTTTTCTGACATTCTACTCATTGTTCATCCTTTCTTTCTTTATTGTTTTTATTTCATCATACTTATCTTGAACTAAGATATGTATAACTTTCTTTTTTGTTAGACCAGTATTCAAACAAATGTAATCTAACCAGTCTGTTAACTCCGCATGTTCTTTTGGAGTCACATTAATTGCAAAATACTTCCAACCACTTTCTTTTGGACTGTTTTTTACAAGACTAACAGTTGCATTATGAAATCCTTCTGTAAGTTTTTTACCTTGATTTCTATTCATTGATAGGTTCCCTTTCTACGAGAGCTGCTGTACCAAGTATAGTAGGTTCCATTGTCATTCTTTCTTCATGGTCTAACCAATCAACAAAGTATTTAGAAGCAATTGGATTTAGTGTAGGTAAATCTTTTAATCTACCTTCCTCATCAATATACAAATCATAGTTCTTATCATTGTATCTTGCACCAGTTATTTCTATTAAGTTACAA